TGCTGCAGAACACAATGCAGAGTTAGATCAAAACATTGTCGAGCTACTCCAGATGTCTATCACAGGTATCATTGGGCTTGTGGCAGGGTATGTCGGGGCTAACAAATAAACATTATAAGGAGAATAGACATGTGGCTATTAGTCTGGTTTCAGTTAATAAACAATAATGTGACTCACTATGAACTAGGTCAGTTTATCTCTCAAGAAGATTGTGTTAAAGCAGAGAAAACAGCTAGAGTATTAATTACTCATAGCAATACAACCCTCTATTGTTTTGAAATAACATTAGAAGGGCAATAAATTATAAATATAAAGAGGGAATAACAATATGATTGTAGGAATACTTACTAAACAACTAGCTAAGCGTACTCTTAAAAACAAAAAATTACTTAATAGTATAACTAAGAAAGCTATGTCTAATAAGGGAAAGGCTGTTGTAGTTAAAGGTTCTGAAGCTAAAGCGCTGAATAAAGCCTTTAAGTCTGCCGCCAAAGCCCCCATGACTATGGCTCAAAAGAGGGCGTTAGCTAAGGCTCAAAAAGCTGCTGCTATTGCTAATAGAAAGTCAGGGTTGCTTTAAAAACCCTATAAAAAAGAGTTATGAGATATAATGTCAGATATTAGTTTACATGAGAAACAGTCAGAAGTTATTAGAGATTTATTTGTAGATCACACTTGTAGGTATTCTGTAGTGAATGCTAGTCGGGGGTTTGGTAAGTCTTACTTAGCCGCTACAGCTGCTATTATCGCTGTACAAGAGTTAATGCAATTACCAGACAATGTTCCTAATAAGAACGTTGCATTAATTGCTCCTACTTATTCACAAGCAGTAGATATCTATTATCCTTTGATTGCATGGCAACTAGGCATGGAAGATTATGCAGACAAGTCCTCTAAGGCAGCGGGTACCTTTTGGTTCCCCGGTAACGTACAGCTAAAGCTGTGGTCTTATGAGGCCTCCCAAAGAATGCGTGGCACTGGTCAATACTTCGTGGTAGCCGATGAGGTTACTTCTTGGAAGGGGGCTGGTATGAACCTCAAAGAGTCTTGGGAGTCTATTATTCAACCTTGTGTATCAACTCGCTGGTCTCCTATGAATGCTAAAAAGCTAGGTTCTAATGCTGGTAGAGCACTTATTATTAGTACTCCCAGGGGGTATGATTACTTTTATGAGATGTATAACAGACAGGATTCTGATGATAGCTGGAAAAGCTATACTTACACTTATGAAGATTCTCCTTTCCTTGATGAAGAAGAGATCAGTAGAGTAAAACTAACACTAGACCCTCTTAAGTTTGCCAGAGAGTATACTGCAAGCTTCGAAGACTCTGGTAACAATGTATTCTATACGTTTAATCGAAAAGAACATATTAACAAAGACATACCTTATTTTGATGATGACGAAGATGTCCATGTAGCCATTGACTTTAACGTTGGTATTATGGCTTCAGTAATCTTTGCTATCAGAGGTGGACAGATCCACATCTTAGATGAGATGCAAGGACATCCCGACACAGAAACTCTAGCTAATGCTCTTAAAGAGCGCTTCAAAGGCCATAGGATTATTTCTTACCCTGACCCTAGTGGTCGTGCTAGAAAATCTTCTGCTGCCGTTGGTACCACTGACTTTAGCCTTTTGCAAGGGGCTGGTATAGCTACAAGAGCGCATAACAAGGCACCGCCTATTATTGACTCTGTTGCTGCTGTTAATAAAAAGTTCAAAAATGCTGCTGGTGATGTAGACATGTACATACACCCCAAGTGTTCTAATACGATTAAATCCTTAGAGCGCACTCAGTGGGTTGAGAGTAATCCTGATAGTGCCACCATTGATAAAAAAGAGGGTGTAGAACACTGGACAGATGGGCTACGTTATGCAGTAGAGTATTTGTACCCTATACGTTCTGGTTCAAAAGTAACAACAAGAGGCTTTGGCTTCTAAAGATAAAGGAAATATAAATGGCTGTAGGTAGAGGTTTTGGTACAGGGCTAATGGGCGCAGCCTTGATTGGCAGAGCAATTAGCAAACGTAGAAACACTAAAAAGGCTAAATTAAAAAGAGCTATAGGTAAAGGTAAAAAGAAACTTTCAGAGGCTCATAAGAAGGCTATTTCACAGGCGCTTAA